AAATTAAGGTGACATTAACTTTAATACAATTCTCTGAGAGGGTCTTACAAGCGTACAGGCCATCCGGAGAACAAGGGACTTTCACAGTGCATACATCACCAAACTTATCATGAAGTCTAAACCCTTCTTCAAGCATAGCACTAGTATCACCAACCACTTCCATACTTATATCTTTAACACCAAGATCTTTAATTGTTTGATATACATCTTCTGGATTTCTACCACTCTTCATAATCAGTGTGGGGTTTGTCGTTACACCATCTACTAATCCGGAGAGGAAATATTTTTCTATGAGTGTTGTGTCAGCAGTGTCTAAAAAGATTCGCATAAGATTATCTAAATTACAATGGTATATATCTTAGCATAAAAAAATCCCCCTGCAAATGAGGGGGATTGCTAATATTTACATTTTACCTTAGAACCTCTCTACATATACGTTTACAGACAGATTGACTGTCATCACATTCGATTAGACACTCGTAGTATTCTGTAAGTCGTGTGTCATGTTCTTCTTCGTATGAACCTGCTAGTTGATTATATGATACTAGGTTGTGCATAATGCTCTCCAATAAATTTTAAGAATAACAAAGAAGGTTTTAGTGCATCTTGTCTTCCCTAATTCTACTATTATTTAGTCAGGAGATCAACACAAAATGGTTTTTGTTAACAAAAAGAAATGCCTACGAGTTTATACCTATCTACCTTCCCTTGATTTATTTCTGATAGTAATATGATTATTTTCAATGGCAATCTCTAGATAATCTCTATGATCCCATCCCAACGCTTCGTAAAGAGTGTTTAGTTTCTTCATATCATCCCACAGGTCAGTAGGAGTTGGTTCCCCCCAAAAAGGATTGTCATCAGGATTCATACAGCCTCTTTTTTAGTATATATTTGAAACCCAAAAGAACTTGTGTCATCAGGTTCTGACAAATCAATACCACAATCCTCTGCATATTCGGTAATTGCATCATCAACTTGCTCAAAAAGACAATCAAAAGTCATTCTTCTACGCAAATCATTTGCTATGTTGTCAACATGTTGATCATCTAAGTCCAATCCGTTTGGTCTTGTTTTGATCAGTTTATTAAGATTAATCGTAATCTTACAATCATTATAAATTGCCATAACTTAATGTGGATTGTATTTGAATAGGTAATAGATTGCAATTATTATAAAAATTACAATAATTGAAAGAAAAGTTATCATGATTATTGCGAACTACTTGTACATTGTATATTACCAATCAGGATATGTCCAGTCTCCTATGTCACTTTTTCTACTGGACTTAACTCTTTTTATGGTGCATTCCTTACACTCGTAAGAATACGAGGATAAAAGATTCATATTTTTTCTTGTTCTATAAAATCCGTTTAGAAGATTTTTTCTCTCACGACAAACTCTACATACCCTTTCTTCTAATAAAAGATGAGCCAGTTTTAATTGTTCTTCTAATTCCATGCATTAAAAAAGAACCCTATTATAGTTAGGGTTCTTGAGTAATCAATTATAGATTAGAGTGCGTTACCACGAGGTAATACTTCCTCTGGGAACACAAAGTTCTCATGTGGTTGGTCAACAGATGACATCCATGCTCTCATACCTTCATTAAGAAGTATATTCTTGGTGTAGAAAGTCTCGAACTCTGGGTCTTCTGCTGCTCTTATCTCTTGAGATACAAAGTCGTATGCTCTGAGGTTAAGTGCTAGACCTACGATACCGATTGATGATGTCCACATACCCATGACAGGTACGAATAACATAAGGAAGTGTAAGAATCTCTTGTTAGAGAAAGCAATACCAAATATCTGAGACCAGAATCTGTTTGCTGTAATCATACTGTAAGTTTCTTCTTCCTGTGTAGGATCAAATGCTCTGAAGGTTGTAGATTGAATCTTACCATCAGTGTATTGTGATGTGTCTTCATACAAAGTATTCTGTACTGTTGCTCCATGGATAGCACATAGTAGTGCTCCTCCTAGAATACCCGCAACACCCATCATATGAAATGGGTTCAATGTAATATTGTGGAAACCTTGAATGAAAAGAATATAACGGAAGATTGCTGCGACACCAAATGAAGGTGCGAAGAACCAACT